GCGCGGACGACGTCATCAACTGGAGCCTCGACGACTGCGGGAACTTCGAGTGGGTGGTGATCCGCACGAAGCAGCTCAAGAAAGATCGCGTGGAGGATCCGGAATGGCGGACCGAGACGAAGTGGGCGTATTACGACAAGCGGACGTATCGGATCTATGTTGAGAACGACGTTGAGAATGACGTTGAAAACGACGTCGTGTACAACGGGGAGTTCGACGTTGCGTATGACGGGGAGAACGACGGCAAGTACAGGCTCATCGATCAAGGAACGCACGCACTGGCGAAGCTCGGACAGACGCCGTTGTTTGCATTGCGGATTCCGGAAGGGCTGTGGATGCTCAACCGGGCGGGCTCGCTGCAACTGGAGCACTTCAACAAATCGAACGCACTGAGCTGGGCGCTGACGATGGGACTATTCGCGATGCCGGTGGTGTATTCGGATCGCGAATGGAGCCAGATGGTGGGGGAGAGCTATTACATCCAGCTTGGACCGCAGGACAGGTTCGGCTGGACGGAGCCGGAAGGAAAGGTCTATCAGATCGCCGCGGACAACCTGGTGCGGCTGCGGGAAGAGATTTACAGGGTGTGCTATCTGAGCCAGGCGGGCGTCGAGCAGAGCGGAACGCAGCGCCAGAGCGCGCTCAGCAAGCAGATGGACTTCGCAATTACGCAGGAAGTATTGCGCGGATACGGAGACGCGGTCAAGGAGCAGATCCGGCGAGTGCTGCGGGCGACGGCGGCGGCTCGCGAAGACGGGCTAGATGTGAGCGTGACAGGGATGGACGAGTTCGACATCGCGGATTTCGGGACGGAGCTGGAGGATGCAAAGCAGCTGCTGGCGCTGGGCGTGACGTCGCCGACGCTGACCAAGGAAGTCTTCAAGAAGCTGGCGCTGAAGTATCTGAGTGACTCCCGGCAGGACGTGAAGGACAGGATCGCGGAAGAGATCGAGGGGGCGTAATCGGTGGGGGACGTGGGGACAGCCAGCCGATTTCGGGGAGATGCTGCGGACGAAGGGACGGTAGTTTATCGAAATCGGTAGGCAGTCCCCAACAGGAGAGACATGGAAGAAACGGATATTCGGGCGGTGCTGGAGGAGCTGGCGGAGGAGCGGCGCCGGAGAGAAGGCCTGGAGAAGCGGGTGGAAGAAGCCGAGCGGGGATCGGCGATCCGGGCGGAGCTACAAAAGTTGGGCGTGGCGAAGCTCGATCTGGCCTACAAGGCGGTGAAAGACGAAGTTCCGCGCGACGGCGGAGAAATGAAAGAGTTTCTGAAGAAATTCGTCGGCGAAAATCCGGAACTGTTGCCGGCGCGGGTGGCGGGAGGATCGGGGGCAAGTTTCGGGGCACGTGGAAGCGGCGCGGCGCCGGGTGCGGTGGACATCGACAGAATCCGGCCGGGGATGAGTGCGGAAGAGATGGACAGGGTGAGACAGGAGATCGCGCGGGTGGCGTCGCAAACGCTACGCGGGCTTTAAGGAAAGGGGAGAAGAATGGGAGCAATTACATCAAGTAACGTAGCAAACGCGATTGTGAAGCTGGTGGCGGCGGATGCGCTACCTGCGCTGATGGGGAACCTTGTCATGGGCAACCTAGTCAATCGCGACTATGAACCGGCGCTGGCGCGAGCGGGAGACACGATCAACGTGCCGATTCCGCCGGCCATGACAGCGCACAACCTGACAGAAGGCAGCACGGTGCAGCTGCAGAATCCGAACCTGGACAATGCGCAGATTGTCCTGAACACGCACGCGGAGGCGACGTTCCTGGTTCCAGACGTGACCAAGATTCTGGCGGTCCCGGACTTGCTGAAGGTGTACATGCAGCCGGCCGTGGTGGCCCTGGCGGAAAAGATCGAGTCGGACCTGCTGGCCCTGTATGCGAGCTTCACGGCGAACACGGCTGTGGGGACGGGCGGGACCGCGATTACCGAAGCGGTAGTGGATTCGGCGGAAACAGCGCTGTTCGCGGCCAAAGTCCCTCCGAACGCAACGAAGTTTCTGGTGGTGGATCCAGGGACGTACTCGACGCTGCGGCAGATTCCGCGGTTCAGTGAATTCAACACGGCGGGCGAAGCAGGTTTGCGAGCACTGGTAGAGGGGGCGGTGGGGAAGATGAAGGACTTCTACATCTTTCGATCGCAGTTCGTGACGATTACCGGGTCGAGTCCGGTGACAAACCACAACCTGGCGTTCGCACGAGATGCGATCGGATTGGTGGTGCGCCGGCTGCCAAGACCGCTGCCGGGGACGGGGGCGATCGCGGAGTACGCCGAACTGGCCAACTTCGGGATGCGGGTGACCATGAGTTATCAGCCGAACACGTTGGCGCAGCAGTTCACGGTGGATGTGCTGTATGGCTCAGGAGTGCTGAGGAACAGCTTCGGGGTGCAGGTGAACAGCTAGGGGATGAGGGGCGGGCAGAGCGGGGCTAAAGCCCCGCGCAGGCTAAAGCCTGCCCCACCTTTTTAAAAGGCCATATGGATTTGCTCGCGTACTACGAAAAGATTCGCAAGATCGAGGCTGTGATCGAGGCCGTGTTCGCGGTGGTGACGAGCCGTGCCACGCCGGATGGAGGCCGTGCCGGGGTGATGACGGAGCTGCCGCGAGCGGCGGCGGCGCGCCTGATCGCAGACGGGAAGGCGGACCTGGCGAATCCGGAGGAGACGGCGCAATTCCGTGCGGAAGCGGAGGCGAAATGGAAAGAGGCGCACCTGAATGTTGCTGACAGACGGTAGTCCGAACAACACCGAGGACTTGCGCGTGTATGAGTCGGCAATTCTTGGGCTCGCGAACCTAGAGACGATCGACCTGGGAGTGAAGCTGGACCTGGCGACCGAGGAGATCTCGGAAGAGGTGCTGGATTTCCTCTTGGATCATGCGAGCACGAATTTGCAAGTGTTTTCGCCATTTCAGATCGGGACGCCCGCGGCCCGGCGCAGAACGATCGGCGTATCGGACGTCGTGGTCAGCCGTCAGCTAAGGCGCTGGCACGCGTTGCACACGCTTGAAATTGTTTACCGGGATACCTTCAATAACCAGCTCAATGACCGCTATCAGGCGAAGTTTCTGGAGTACCAGATGCTGTCGCGGAACGCGCGGGAACGCTACTTTCGCTTCGGCGTGGGCCTGGCGCTGACTCCGATTCCGCAGGCACAAGTGCCGGTGCTGAGCGCTGTGGCGGGTCAGATTCCCGAGACCACTTATTACGCGCAGGCGTCGTGGGTGGCGGCATCGGGTCAGGAAGGAGAGCCGAGTGGGTTGACTGCTTACGGCGCGCCGGCTGGGAGTCTGCCGGTGGTACAGATGACTAATCCTCCGGAGGTCGCGACGGGGTTCAACGTCTATCTTGGGTTGACCCCGGATGCGCTGACGATCCAGAATCCGACGCCGGTTCCGGTGGGGCAGAGTTTCACGTTGCCGGGCACGGGGTTGGCGGCGGGTGCGGCGCCGGGAGACGGGCAAGCCGCCGACACCTATATCAGCGGCGGCTGGATGCTGCGGCGGGGTTGAGCGATGGCCATGACAGGAAGCGTCGCGACGCGCAAGATGGTGGAGTTCCTGACGGCGACGGACACGGGGCTTGGTCCGGCGGTGGCGGGCATCGCGCAAGTGACCGGGGTTGAGCTGGCTCCGATTCCGCCGGCCCAAGTGATGAACCAGAACGTTTCCGTCGAGCTGAGCGAGCGAGCGCAGGTGGTGAAGTATCCGGCGGTGTATGTCTACACGGACCGGGTTCGGAATCTGCTGACGGAGAAGTTCCGAACGTTTTCCGGCAAGGTGCGAACGGTCGCCGAGGTGCGGGTTTCGCAGGATCGGATTGAGGGCGTCGAGGAACAACTGCGGCTGTATGCGGAAGCAGTTACGCAGGTGCTGGACGTGAATCGGGGGAGTTGGGGAGAAGGGGCATTTTTCACTGGCGGGTATGAGGTGAGTATCGATCCGGTGCGACATGGCGGGAGGAACTTCCTGCAGATCGCGAAAGTCGAATTTGAAGTCGACCTGTCATTGTAAGCCGCAAATGAACGCAAATAAACGCAAATGAGTTGCTATATATCAATCGCTTGAATCACGCACAACGCTGGAAAACGCTGTGCGTTCCACAAAGGCAAACGGGCGCAAAGAAACGCAAACATGAGTTGCTACATATCATCGAATAACAACCGGGTGTACGTGGCGCTGGAGTCGAACTACGGCCAGGCAGCCGCGATCACGGGCGTGAGTCGGATTCCGATCGTGAAGTTGACGGCGCGACAGGTTCAGGAGCAGACGAGCCGCCGGGATAAGACGGGAAGCCGAACGTTTCCCGGACTGCCAAACCGGATCCGAAAGCGCACGAGTTTCCAGCTGAACACGTTTATGACGCAATGGACGGATCAGACGCTGCCGCCGATCCACGGGCCGCTGTTTCAGGCGGCAATGGGCGCCTCGCCGGTGATCTTCGCGGGGGGAACGGTGGCGGTGGTCACGGGGCAGACGCAGATCCAATTTGCGGCGGCGCACGGGCTCAGCCCGGGGCAGGCAATCACCTCCGGCGGCGACATCCGTTTCGTGGCGGCGGTGCAAAACACGACGACGGTTTTCATCAACGCGGCGTTTACAGTCACGCCGGTAGCGGGGTCGGCCATCGGAGCGACGGCAACATTCCAACTGGCGAGCGATTTGGGGAGCACGACGATCTACGACTACTGGGATCCGAGCACGGTGGTGCAGCGGATCCTGAACGGCGCGGCCATGGACGGGATGAAAGTCACGGTGAACGGAGACTTTCAAGAATTCGAGTTTTCCGGGCCCTCGCAGGACCTGTTGGACAGTGCGAGCTTCGTGAGCGGGGAGGCTGGACTGGGAAGTTATCCAGCGGAACCGTCTCCGGCAGATTTCGACTATACGATCGTGCCGGGGCACCTGGGAGAGGTATGGATGGGCGCGCCGGAAAGCCAGTTCTTCACGCTGACGGCGGCACAACTGACGATGACGAACGGCATCGCACAGCGGTTGCAGGAGTTCGGCAGCGATTTTGCGAGATGCATCACTGCGGGCGAGCGCACGGTGCGGCTGAATTTCAAGATATTCGAGCACGACGACGCGCAGACCAAGGCGCTGTATCAGGCAGCGCGGCAACGGTCGCCGATCGGGGTGATGTTGCAGTTGGGAGAGCAGGCAGGGCAGTTGTTCGGGGCGTACATGCCCGCGATGGTTCCGGAAGTACCGGAATTCGACGACAGTGAGACACGCTTGCAGTGGGCATTTCAAAACGATCGGGCGCAGGGGACGGTGGATGACGAATTGTACATCGCTTTCGGGTAACGGGCTTTCGGGTAAGAGACACGAGAGCTCGGCGTGGTTCGACGCAGAGACTTGTGCGGGCGTGCGGTTTCGAGTGGCGCGGATCTCGGTGGCGAGAAGGATCGAGCTGGCGCGTAAGGTCCGCGAGATCGGGCGAAAAGTGGAGTTTCTAGAAGCGGGGCAGGATCCGCGGGAGAAACTCGAAGCAGCAGTGCTGGCGGCGGAGATCGACCGAGTGTATCTCGAGTGGGGATTGGAAGAGGTCCAAGGACTCGATATCGACGGTGAGGCAGCGACACCGACTGCGCTGATCGAGAAGGGGCCCCTAGACCTAGCTAGGGAGATGCTTGCGCGAATCAAGCGCGAGTGCGGACTGAGTGAAGATCAGCGAAAAAACTGATTGTCGCATTCCATTTCCTGCGCGGTGATGGGTCCCGGTGGGAGTGCGACGCGTGCCGTAAGCAGGGCCTGGAATCGCGGAGACGGTGCGGGTTTCTGCCAGAGGAACGGCGGGGCGCGAAGCGAATCGTGTGGGCGCGCGGGCCGGCGTCGACGGATGAATGTCCCAAGTCGCTGATGACGGCGGAGAGTATCGAACTTCTCGAAAGATTTTTTGCATGGAAGACCTGGGGGTGTAAGGATCTGACGGCGCGCGAGGCGGACGCATTTCTGGCGCTGGAACGAGAACTGCGGGCGGAGGGGATGAATGGCAAGTGATCCGGGGACGTTGGGGCTGAACGAACAGATCGCGCAATTGGCGAACCAGCTACAGCAGTTGCAGACGGAGAACCTGGCGGCGACTGTATCGATGCAGGCGAGCTCGCTGACGACGAACGGAGGTTCGCCGGGTGGAGGTTCGTCAGGCCCGTCGATCGGCAGCACGCTGCTGGGCGTGTTGGGTGGAGGACTGGGTCTGAGCCCGATAATTTCGGGGCTCGCGAGCTTGTTCGGGGGCAGTGGGGATAGTTCGACGCCCCCTCCATTGACGAAGTTCGAGCTGCCGCCCTCGATCCAAGCCAATGGGGGAGTGAGCGAGAGCGGAGGGCAGGCGTTCGCGGTGGACAATCCGCAAGGCGGACTTCCTAGAGCAGCTCCGACTGGCGGGCAAGCGAGTTCGCCCTCGCAGATCACGGTGCAGGTGCAGGCGATGGACAGCCAATCATTTTTGGATCACAGCAGCGATATAGCCCAGGCTGTCCGTCAGGCGATGCTTCAATCGAGCGTGCTTAACGATGTGGTTCGGGAGGCGTAGGTGGCGAGTTTTCCAACGCTGAAGACGGGCGTGGTGGCGCAGTATCCGTCGGACCGGGCGAGACGGTATTCGACGCAGGTGCTCCGGTTTCTGGACGGCAGCGAGCAACGATTTGCCGGATTCGGCGCGCCGCTGAAACGGTGGCTGATCCGGCTCCAGCTACTGGATGAGAGTGAGCTGGCAGGCATCGAAGACTTTTTCGTGGAACAGGGCGGGCAAGCGGGGACATTTACGTTTACCGATCCATGGGATGGAAGCGTATACACGAA